ACTGTGCTCACCTTCAAAGGAGGAACCGATGAACCTTGACGAATCAGAACTGGCCCCGGGCTACTGCGGGCTGCTCTTCGACGAAACCCCACTACTGACCCAGGCCCACGTGCGGTCGTTCGTGTGGCCGATCCTGCTCTACAGGGGTGCCGTACGGCCCCATGAGGTGATTGCGGCCGTCTCTGCCGTGTGTTCCACCGAGGACCTGAAAACGGGCGCTTGGGACGCCCTGGAGGGCGATTACAGCGATCGCACCCGGGTAGAGATCCTGGTCGACGAAGTCCTGGGCGAGATGGTCTCCGAAGGCGTCTGCCGGTACAACGAGGAGCGGGACATCTGGGTCCTTGACCTCGGTGCCAACAAGGAAAACCTCCCGAAGATCATTGGCGTCGTCTGCTCGCTCGACAGCGCCATGCCTCACCACCTGCTGGCAGATCTGTCCCTGGCCGATCGTCAGCGCCTCCCCATTCCCTTCTGATCATGGGCCAACATCAAAACAAGCGAATCCGGAGAGAGCGCTACGAGCGCAATCTCGAACGCGAGGTCCAGGAACACCTGGATCCACCATCCGACGGCCAATTCTGTGTCTATGACAAGAAGACCAAGGAGCGTCACAAAGGTTTGAACTTCAAGCAGGCCCAGGCCCTCTGGAACTCCTTGGACAGTGCTATAATCCTTCAAGACGAGCACGTTCGTGGGAAGGTTCTCTAAAACCACAGGGGAGTTCACCCCTAAGCCGTCGGTCGTCAAGGCCGGCGAGCGCATGCAGCAGGCCCCCACGCCACTGCCCATCTACCGCAAAGGTGCCCACGTCGAGGTCTTCCTTGGCGCGGGTTGGGGCAAAGGCGGGATCGAGTACTCTGATCGAGACCGCTGTATCGTGTTCCTGAAGGTCGGCCAGCGCCGAGTAACCTGTTACGACAGGCGTAACATTCGCGAGTACACTCCTTCATCCAAATGACCTACAACGCCATCAACCCCAGCCACTATCACGGCGACCGCCGCTTCGAGCCAATCGAGGTCATCGAAGACTGGCAGCTGAACTATCGCCTGGGCAATGCTCTGAAGTACATCTCTCGCAATGGCCGCAAGCCGGGCGAAGATCCGTGTGAAGGACTTCGAAAGGCCGTGTGGTATCTCACCCGTGAGATCGAGGCCCTCGAGGGCGCCAAGACTCCTTACGCCGTGACCTATCAGGATGTCCTGGAGGACTACGCAGCCTGCGCTGCCGAGGGCGCTGAGCCCCATGAAAGCCTCGACGAAGCGTATGACGCATGGGAGGCCCTGGAGCGTCAGGAGAGCCTCTGGGACCCCTCTCTGGGCCCTGTTGAACCGGAGGAGGAACTGACCGGCGAGTTCTGCGAGGTCGACCTGCATGAGCTCCACAAAGACCTTGATCAGTTCGAGACGGATGAGATCATCTCGACTTTCGAGCGTCGCGGCCTCATCTTTGGTGTTGACAAACTCGGTCGCACCTATGTCCTTGGCACCCAGGAGGTTTGATCATGACTAGAACCGTAGCTCTGTTTGGATCTGCTCGTCCTAAGGACACCTCTCCCCTCTATTGGGAGACTTTCAAGGCAGCCGAGCACCTGGCCGAGAATGGCTGGACAATCGCCACCGGTGGAGGCCCTGGCCTCATGGAAGCCGCCAATGCCGGCGCCAAGCGCGTTTGCGAGGGTGGCGTCTGCTCCCTTGGTTACAGCATATTCCTGCCATTCGAGTCATCCACAAACGACTCAGTGCAGTTGGACAGTCACCACGACAATTTCTTCACCAGACTCCAGCAGTTTACTGATGATTGCGATGCTTTCATCGCTCTTCCTGGTGGCTATGGGACTCTGCTCGAGGTCCTGACCGTCGTTCAGCTCTTGCAGGTCGAGCACATGAAACCCAAGCCGTTGATCCTCGTCGGCAGTATGTGGGACAACATCATGCGCTATTCGTCCAACCTCATGTGGCGAAACAGGTTCATCGGAGAGGACGAGCAATCGTTCTGGTGGGTGGCGAGGGATCCCATGGAAGCAGCTACTAGACTGGTGGCATACCAACCGCTCCTGTAGCGATGCCACTCTTGTCACTGGCCGGCCTTACGGTCGGCTCCATGATCATCAGCGGATTCTTCTTCTTGATGATCGTTCTCCTGGTCACCTACCTCGAGATCCGCAAATGATCGAGCTGACCATCCACATGGTCCTGTTCTCGAAAGCACGCCCCAGGGTCACAAGCCGTGGGGCTTTTATGCCGAAAGAGTATCAGGCCAAGCGAAAGGAGATGCTGCGGCAGATCCAGGAGCAGTACCAGGGGCCACCAATGGAGGGGCCGATCAGGCTCGAGATTGACGTGTTCGGGGAGGGGCGAGCCGATGCCGACAACATCATCGGGGCCCTGATGGACGCAGCCAACAAAGTCCTCTGGGTTGACGACCGCGTCAGCATCATTCCAGAGATCCAGGTCAAATGGACCAAGGCCCAGAGGGGGAACTCGAAGTGGGTGATCCGCATCTACCCACTAGACTCGGGGCAGGAACCGCTGTTCTAACGTGGCCGAGACTTGCTTCAACCAGTCCGACTTTGACTACCGCAGGGAGGAAGGCGCAAACCAGTCCTCCCTCAAGAAGATCCTAGAGAGCCCTGCCCACTACCAGGCGGCCCTCAAGTTCAAGATGATTCCGACTCCTGCCATGGAGATCGGCACCGCCCTGCATTGCCGCGTGCTTGACGGCGAGCAGGCGTTCCAGAATGCCTACGCAAAGAAGCCTGACGGGCTGTCCCTGGCCACCAAGGAAGGCAAGGAGTGGAAGGCCAACCTGGGCCGGAAGAAGGCGCTGTCAGCTGGCGGCAAGGACGATCCGTGGGGCAGCGTGGAAGGGATGACGGAATCCCTGCGCAAGCTTGCCTGGTTCTCGGGTGATGACGCCGAGTACGTCAAGCACAACGAGGTCTCGATCTACTGGGACTGGGAAGGGGTTCGCTGCAAGGCCCGCCTGGACCGCATACTCGTCGACGAGGGCATCGTCCTGGACCTCAAGACCACGGACTCCATTGAACCCGACGTGTTCGCCAAGAAGGTCGTGTCACTGGGGTACGACTTCCAGGCCGCCTACTACGCCAAGGCCGCTGAGGTCGCCTTCGGGAAGCCATTCAAGTTCATCTTCGCTGGCGTCGAACGAAAGCCCCCCTACGCGGTCGACATGTTCGAGGTGAGCGATGCGATGATGCAAGAGGGCATGGCGAAGTGCCTCGCCGCGGTCAGACTGCTCAAGACTTGTAACGAAACCGGCCAATGGCCCAGCCGTGAGCCTAGGATCATGAGGCTCGACTATCCCAGCTGGTACGTGCCCTACGGTCAGCCGGAAGCCCAGCCCCAAACCGAATCGGAGGATCTGTTCTGATGAGCGCCAACTTCAAGATCACCATCGAGGAGATCGATGGCTGGTACGACTGGGTGGTAGAGGGTGACCGCAACGCACGCGGCCCCTACTGCGGAGGCGGACGAAACCTCAACCAGGTGCTAGACTCCATCGGCGAGACCGTCAAGGACAAAGCTCGCCACCCCTACAACCCCAAAGTTCGCACGGAGTACTGATGGCCATTGTCAACACCGACTACAGCAAGGCGTCGTTTCCTCGCGTCGACCTCGAGTTCGTCACGCCTAACGCTGAGCGATTCATGGGCTACGTGGCCCGGGTTAGCAACCCCCAGAACCAGGACAACCCCAACGTCGCTGGTCTCCTGAAGTACTGCATCAAGAATGGCCACTGGAGCGTGTTTGAACACTCCCAGATGACCCTGCAGATCACCACCACCCTAGACATTGCCACTCAGATCCTGCGTCACCGAAGCTTCTGCTTCCAGCAGCTCTCGAGGCGCTATGCAGGCGAGGCTGAGGCGCCCCTGAACATCCACATGCCCCACCTGCGGGCACCGCACCCCAAGAACCGTCAGAAGAGCGTAGACGAGCTCCCGAGCGACACTCAGCTCTGGTTCCAGGCCAAGCTTGACGAGCACTTCCGTCAGGCGGAGGAGCTCTACAAGGCGATGCTCGAGCATGGTGTGGCCAAGGAGTGCGCCCGCGCTATCCTGCCCCAGGCCGCTGAGACCACTCTCTACATGACCGGCAACTGCCGCAGCTGGATCCATTACATCTGCCTGCGCTCTGCCAACGGCACTCAGGAGGAGCACCAGGACGTTGCATTAAAGGCTCAGGCTATCTTCCGCGACCACTTCCCCTCAGTAGCGGTCGCCCTCGACGAACTTAACTGGACACTCTGATGACTGACACACTCAAAATCGTTCATGTGGTAGAGGAGACGTCGTCCCTGGGAGAGGTTTTCCCGGGGTACACCTTTGAAATGAAAACTGACGTCTCAGACGTTACTGTTCATGAATGGTTCAAGATCTTTGAGAAGGTCCTGGCCGCCAGCGGGTTCAGTGATCGCGTCATCATGAAGGGTGCATGCGAGTTGGCCTTTAATAGCATGCGCGACAGGAAGGACATGGTCTGGCTCCATGAGGAGTACGACCTGGGTGAGTTTGGCAAACTACCGGGCGAGGAGTGACTCCCCAGTTGTGACAAGTGATCCCAGTTCTTGGCGTGAGGCCAAGCCCCCGTACAATCCCGGCCCGATCACCAATTTCAGGCGTGGGTACAAGGTCAACGAAGCAGGCCGGCACGAGACTGATCAGCAGTATCGAGCCTTTTGCTTCTACATGAACCTGGGGGCTGGCCGCTCCTACTCTGAAACGGCCAAGATCGCCGAGGTGACGGAGGACACCATCCAAGCCTGGGCCAACAAGTACAACTGGCAGCGCCGGGCAGCTCATCACGACAAGCAGCAGATGGCCCTGGCCCTCAAGGATGCGAACAAGATGGAGCGCCGGAAGCACCGGAAGGCCATCGAGCAGTTCCGTGCAGCCAACGAGGAACAGGCCCGTCTGATGATGGACGTGTCTTCTGATCTGATGAACATCATCCAGAAGCGCATCCAGAAAGCCGAGGACCGGGAGGAGGAGATCCCGATGGCTCTGGTGTCCGGCCTGATGCGCGCAGCTGCCAACATCTCAGACAGTGGCCGCCAGGCATGGGCAACCGCTCTTGGCGTCAACGAGCTGATGCAGGTTGTTGAGCAGGAGCTCGAAGAGGTGACGGTTGAAGACGTTACCGATGATGTCTACGAGATTCCCCTGGACGAAGACTGATGTCAACCAAGCTCGGCAAGGACTACCTGGCCAAAGCGGCCCAGGGGCAGGACCTCGTGCAGGCCGTCAAGGCAAAGAAGGCTCAGCGGCAAGCCAGCGGCGACAAGGTCGTGCTCTGGAAGTTCATCCGCAAGGTGTTCCCCAACTACAAGTTCTACAAGTTCCATGCAGCAGTTATCGAGCAGCTCCAGCGCGTTCTCGACGGAGAGTGCAATCGACTCATACTTCAGGTCCCGCCGCGACACGGAAAGAGCCTCCTTGCAAGCCAACTTCTTCCTGCTGCTTATCTACTTGCTCATCCCGATCGGTTTGTTGGTATCAGCTCCTACTCAGCAGAGCTCGCGGAAGGCTTCTCCAGAAAGGCTCGAGACTACTATCGCGAAGCTGGGGGACTCCTTAATCCAAGCAGTCAGGCCGTAAACGCCTGGGGGACAGAGGGCGGCGGCGGTTTGTGGGCTGCTGGTGTTGGTGGTGCCATCACTGGTCGTTCTGGCCACCTGCTGATCATCGATGACCCCGTGAAGAACCGCGAGGACGCCGAGAGCGCCCGCATGATGGACAAGCTCAACGACTGGTACACCTCGACCCTGTACACCCGTCTTGAGCCCCAGGTGGGAGCGATTGTCGTCATTCAGACCCGATGGTCCGAAAACGACATGATCGGGCAGCTCCTGGAGAACGAGATGAACGTCTCGGAAAAAGGCCGGGAGAATTGGACGATCGTCGACCTGCCGGCCCTGTACGAGGAACAGGACGACCGCCCCCTCCTCCCTGCGCACTGCGAGGTGATCCAGGACTGGCGCACCGAGATTGGCCAGGCATTGTGCCCACAGCGGTACGACACTGACGACCTGGAGCGCATCCGGGAGGCCGTCGGCTCGAGGGACTTTGCCTCGCTGTACCAACAGCGGCCAGCCCCCGAAGGCGGCAACATGTTCAGCCCAGACTGGTGGCAGTACTACAGCCATGACACGGTGATGCCAGACTTCAGTCGCGTCATGCTGGCGGTGGACGCCACCTTCACCGCAACCAACAAGAGTGACTACGTGGTTGGAGCCGTCGTCGGCCAGGCCGGCAACAAGTTCTATGTTCTTGATCTGGTCCGGGAAAAACTGGATGTGGTGGGTACGATGGCAATGATCAATCGAATGTATCAACGCCATGCTCTCTCTGGTACTGTTATCGAGTTGGCTGCTTCTGGCTATGCTGTCTACCAAATGATGAGTACCCGGGTCCCTGGCCTGATCGGGTTCAAGCCCGAGAAGAGCAAGGAGGCTCGGGCAGCGGGCATTGTGCCTGTGGTGGAAGCCGGCAACGTCTTCTTGCCTGTCAGCGCTCCATGGTTGGATGCCTTCATCAACGAGTTCTCGCTGTTCCCGGCTTCAAAGAACGACGACATCGTCGACGCCATCACCATGGCAATCAACTACTGCAGCCAGCGGACGGCTCCTCAGCTGACGTCTGTTACCTGGGGGCGAGGCGACAGAATCCTGCCTGATGTCCCGAGGTACTCACCCTGGTAGACTGTCTATGACAGAGGCCGGGTCACTGCCCCAAAAGGGCACACCTGGTCCATCCGCTTAACACCCTCCATGCCTCTCCGTGGAAGCACAAACAGGAGGGTCGCTGTCGAGGTGACAGGAAGCTGCCGGCCGTCAAAGCCGGTTTGCGCGGGTTCGAATCCCGCCCTCGGCCTTCGCAGCTGGTAGACTGGATGCACTGCATCCTGATCGCCGTGGCACGCAAGCCTGCTAAGTTCCAGCTCAGCAAGGAGCAGCAAAAGCTTGCGGCTGCAAACCTCAACCTAGCACGCCGTGAGGCATGGCGCATTCAGCGATCGACTGGTATCGAGTACCACACGCTTGAGTCTGTGGCCTTTGAGGGGTTGTGCAAAGCCGCCTATCGCTATGATGCTGAGAGGCCCCACCCCGTCACGGGCAAGGCAATGAAGTTCAGCAGCCTGGCGGTGCCCACCATCCGCGGTGAGCTGCTGCACTGGGTGCGCGACAGAACCTATTCGATGCGCCTCAGCCACAAGATGAGGGAGCACTGGGTGAAAGGTCGGAAGCTGCTGTACGCAGGCGCCACTGACATCGAGGTTGCTGCCCAACTCTGCATCGACCTGGAGGAGTGGCAAGAGGTCCGCAAGGTGTGCTCTGGGCCGCCGCTGGAGCTCAAGGACCAGGCTACTCCCACCGAGCCCCTGGAACCGAACGAGGTCGACTTCGCTGGCATCTACCTCCGGGCAGCCGAGAAGGCCCTCGCCGACGTCTCAGAGACTCGCCAGCGCCTGCTTGGAGAGGTGGAGGTCTACCTCAGTGGAGCTGGCTCGAGGATCCCCCGCCAGGCCATTGACGCACTTCTCCATAGCGCCGGCTGCGCGACCACCGATTGGAGCGAGGTCGACATCGACTTGCTGGAGGGCTGGGAGGACCTGGGTGGCGGCCGGTGCCAGGGCAGTCTGTTCTGATGTGATATACTGGGAGCATGGCAGTCTCCCACACCACACTGCAGGCGATCAAGTCTGCACCACTCTCCGCCCTGATCGAGTCGACCGGGGCCCAGCTCAAGCGGGTCGGGCACGAGTTCCTGACCCAGTGCCTCTGGCACGAAGATGCAAACCCTTCCCTGACGGTCAGCGATGACAAAGGCTTTTGCTATTGCCACGTTTGTCGCGGCGGCGGCGATGCTATCGACTATGTCGGCAAGCGTTTTGGCCTGTCGTGGCGAGAGGCTGCTGAACGCGCAGCAGACATCCTCCAGGTGCGTTTCGAGGTTGACGATGAAAACCCAGAGGAGACTGCTCGACGCCGTGAGGCTCGCAGGTCAGCCGTAGCCGCCCTGGAGGCTGAGCAGGCAAAGTTCAAGGCCAACATCCGCGACCCCAAGGCCGGCCGCATCCGTCAGATCCTGCTGGACCGCGGGATCCAACGCGAGGCAGCCAAGGAGTTCGGGATCGGTTTCTCCTCGTCGGGCTTCTTCGCTGGCCGGATCACCCTGCCGATCCACAACCACCGCGGCGAACTGGTTGGGTTCACTGGGCGAGCCACAAAGCCTGATCAGGACGCCAAGTACAAGAACAGCTCCGACAGCGACCTGTTCCAGAAGAAGCAGCTGGTCTTCAACGAGGTGCGAGCCAAGGAGGCCGCCCGGGAAGCCGGATCGATCGTGTTCGTTGAAGGGCACCTCGATGTGGTCTCAATGTGGCAGGCCGGCATCCGGAATGTGGTCGCATTGCAGGGCACCGGTGCGCCCGATCCGTCAGTGCTCCAGCGCCTGACCCGAACGGTCAAGAACATCATCCTGTGCTTCGACGGGGACGCTGGCGGCAAGAAGGCAGCAGAGCAGTTCATCGCAGCTGCTGGCCCGATGGCGATGGCCGGCGAGGTGTCGATCAACGTTGTGACCCTGCCGGACGGCCAGGATCCGGACGAAGTGATCCGCACCGGGGGCAACCTCTACAACTTCCTCGCATCGGCCCCCTCCTGGCTTGACTGGGTTATCGACGTCTGGGCTGCCGCCCTGGACAAGGACGACACTGCGATGGTCACCGAGGTCGAGAGGAAACTCCGGGCCCTGATCGATGGACTCCGCTCGAAGGCCCTTCGTGCCCACTACATCGACAAGGCTGCCCGGGTCCTGGCGAAGAGCGAGAAGGAGGCTACCAGCATCGCGAAGGAGTGGGGCAACACTGAGTTTCGCCATTCCGAGTCGACCTGGAAGCTTCGGGAGTTCCCGGAAGCACGCCTGGCCGCGGAGAAGAGGCTGCTTCGCCTGTACACCCACAGGCCGGCGCTCCGCCCCTCGCTCAAGCCGCTCCTGGGACTCGTGCAGAACCCTGCCCTCAGATGGCTCTCAAACCGCCTGGAGGAGCTCGACGCATGTTCTTCCGTGGATCTGACTCCACACACCGCCATGGCCGTTGTAGCGGTGGCTGAGCCCCATTACATGCAGCAGCTCCGGACCCTGGTGCGTCCAAATGTGATCATCGATGACAGTACTGGCGTCCTGCAGCATCTGTCTGCTATACTGGAGGCTGAGGTAACCCTACCTACCGAATCTGATGAACTTGACCCCGATTAGCCACCTGAGGGACGAAGTCCTGGCGGTGTACTCCGAAACCGGCTCCTATCTTGGTGCCGCGGAGGAGCTCTACCGCCGATACCCTCACCTCGCCAGGCCCAACCAGCTACGCGGATACATCCGCACTGAGGTGCTCGAGGGAATACGCGACCAGGAGGTGGTCGAGGAGAACGTGCGCCTGGCCAAGGGCATCCAGCGACTGCGCGACCAGAACCGCATTGCCAACAAGTCGTTCCGCGAGCACGCCCGGATCGAGAATGCGGTAACGCTTTACAACGATTCAATCGTAGAGGTCCTCACCGACGTCGGCAATGCGCTGGGGGAAGCTCCCATCCGCACCGGCCCCCTCAACCCGGAGGCAGCTGTTCTTGTCGTACACCTGTCCGACAACCACATGAACGAGCTGGTCAACCTGCCGACCAATCGCTTCGACTTCCAGGTAGCAGCCAAGCGGCTGGCCCTGCTGGCTCAGAAGACCAAACTCCTGGCCGAGGCATACGGCGCAGAGCGGGTGGTGGTGTTCTTCGGGGGCGACCTGATGAACAGCGATCGTCGTCTTGACGAGATGCTGGCCATGAGCACCAACCGTGCTCGAGCCACCCTGCTGGCAGTTCACCTGTACAAGCAGTTCCTGGTGGACCTGCGAGCCGAGCTGTTCGTCGACGTGTTCGGCGTCACCGGCAACGAGTCTCGGGTGAAGGACAACCTGGGTTGGGTCGATGTGGTCGCCACTGACAACTACGACTTCACCATCTTCAGCATGCTGCAGGTGATCTTCGAGGCCATCGAGGACAAGGGCATGCGCTTCCATGACTTCCAGGCCAACGAGGTGGTCTTCTCGATCCACAACGAGACCTTCCTGGGCGTGCATGGCCACCAGGTCAGCGCCACCGACCAGAAGAAGTGCCAGGCCATCATCGGCAAGTACGCTGCCAAGGGCGTGAACATCACACACATCCTGTGTGGCCACATCCACTCCACTGCGATCTCCGACTACGTGAGCCGCAACTCGTCCCTGGTGGGTAGCAATGCCTACAGCGAGGAGGCCCTGCAGTTCGTCTCAAAGGCCGCGCAGAACATCCACATCGTCACCAAGCAGGGGCTCGACGGCTTCAAGGCCGACCTGCAGAACGTTGACAACGTCGATGGGTACGAGGTATTATCGCAACTGGAGGCATACAACGCCCGCAGTGCCGACAAGGCTCATGACGCCATGAGCGAACCCCAGACCCTTATCAAGGTGATCATCTGATGCCCAAAGCGACCATCTACTCCTCCAAGACGTGCCCCTGGTGCGTCCGTGCCAAGGCCCTCCTTGCGGGGCTGGGGTACGAGTATGAAGAAATCCTGGAAAAACACCAGGACTGGCCAACGGTACCTTATGTTATCGTGGACGGTCAGGCAATTGGCGGTTACACAGAACTGGCCCGGTACATCCGGACCCTCTAGCACACCCGAGAACGAGATCAAGCTGATCGGCCCAGGCACCCCCTGGGCTTTGCTATACTGGCCGAACAGCCACAGTCTCGTTTGTCGGATACAGGAGAGACACATGAAACTCAACATCAGCCTGATCCCACTGGCATTCCTCTTGACTGCCAACGCGATCATCCCAATGCCACCAGCTCCACCCAGAGTTGCCGTGGTGATCCAACCCGATCCCGTCGCGACAGTCCTGGCAAAAGGAGAGGGCGACTGGGACTCCGTCAACAGGGGCCGGGCCGGCGACACTCCCGGCGGCATCAAGGCCATAGCAGGTAAGACCTTCTCTGAGCTCACAGTGTCAGAGGTCCAGCGGCTACAGAGAGGGAAGATCTTTGCCGTCGGCCGGTATCAGTTCATCCCCTCGACGCTCTCGTACGCCATCGAGAAGGCCGGGATCGACTCAAGCGAGCTGTTCACGCCAGAGGTCCAGGATCGACTCCTGAAGGCCCTCCTGTTCTTCAAGCGCCCGGCGATCGGCGCCTACATCACCGGTGAGAGCGACGACATTGCGAAGGCCCTTGACGAGATGGCCCTAGAGTGGGCATCCGTCGCCTGGAGACATGGTCGCAGCTACTACGCCAGCACCGGCGGCAACAGGGCAAGTATTACAAGGTATGAAGCCTCCCTGGCACTCCGGCAGGCAAGGGTGCTACACTTGGAGAGTCAAACGGAGGAATCCAACGATGAACCCAGTCCGTGACTTCACAGTGGTCTACGAGGACGGTAACGGCATCCGCCGCGAGCTGTACCTGAAGTCCACCTCCTGCTGTCAGGCCACACTGACGGCCAGGGAACTCTTGCCAGTTTCCTGCGAGATCAAGCGCACCTACCACGACCCCAACTGGTGATGGCAAAGACCAACTATACCAAGACCCAGCTGGCGGTCTGTGAGTTGTGCGACGAGATCCGTCACACCCTGGCGGTACACCCCAGGAGAGTCGGCTGGGTCGTCAGACCTCATCACACCGACAAGAAGGTGATCATTGGCCACAAAGACTCCGACGGCGACCTTGATCTCACGTCCGAGGTCACCACCCTCATCCGCTCCCTGGAACACTTAGGACTGGTGAGCAAGTTCAACTACACCATCCAACCCCTCTGAGCATGACCCACGTCTACGTCTACCTGTTCCTGGGAGCGCTGATCGCCATGTTCCCCAAGGATGCGGCGATCTTTGCCCAGCTGTGCGAGCAGTGGGTTAAGCTTCATTACATGAATGCCAAGTGCTTCGTCCAAGCCTACTTCATGTGGCGTAAACTGAAGAAGGACTTCGGAGCCCTTGGGTTCCCCATCCCCCCGTTCAAGTTCATTCCTCTCTGGGAGCGCGACTGCTGATGGCCAAGCCTTCATCCTTCTCTAGCCACGTCCACCGTGACGGCCACACGATGGGCGACCGGAACAAGAAAACCTCCATCGGTGACGGGAAGCGCAAAGCCCGTTCGCTCAAGGGCCAGAAAAAGTACAAGGGACAAGGACGCTAGTGCTGGTCCCATTCGGCTACATGCACAACCTCTATCAAAAGGCCAACATGACTATTCCCTGTTCCCAGTGCAACAACTGCAAGAACTGCAAGTGCGACGGCAGTAGCACCACGGTTAATGCGGCCCCTGCTCACGAAAGCCCGGCCGCAGCATTCCGTGAGTATCTGGCCGCCAATCCTTCCAACCTCGAGGCAAGAATCTATGATGTGTAGGGCTATTCCGGCAGACCTCCTCGCCGCCGTACTAGCTCGGGAACAGATGCTGTCAGCCCATCAGTCCATTATCCTTTCTCACGATGTTTGACTTCCTTCGCCGCTACCTCTCCCCGTCGCTCTACAGTGTCTACTACACCTATGGCATTGGCACCTATGTGCTTCGTCGCGTAGTGGCAGCCAAGAGCGAATACGAGGCAAACAGACTGTTCGACTTGATGATGGACGATGGCAACTGCCGCCGGCTGCCTAACGCCACCTGCAAAATTGATCCAAATGGATAAATTGCAGGCCCAATGATCACTCCAGTGCAAGGCCCCGTCATCCAGGACTACAGTCAAATCCACCATGGAGTGGATATTGCTTGTGTCACCGGCACTCCGGTGGTTGCTACCATGGATGGCTACGGGTTCTTCCGTTACGACGGAGACATGGGCTGGCAGTTCATCCAGACCTCTAGAGAGGGGGCCAGGGTCGTGCTCAGCCACCTTGCTGGCGCCGGCCTGAACACCTGGTACACCAAGGGGCAGCAGATCTCGACCTGTGCTTCCACTGGGCGGTTGTCCTCCGGGCCTCACGTCCACGTCGATGGCTCCGACCCACCAGTGATTCGAGCGGTTTTCGGTTTGTAACGATTCCCTCCTCACCCGGCCCCCAGCCGGGTTTTTTTGTGCTAGATTCGTCTTGCCGAAAGGCATCCTACCTTCGCGTCTCAAGATCCAATATGTCCGATTTCCGTCCTTCAGCCCCAAGCGCAGAGACGGTGTTCCTTCGCACGTACAGCCGCCGGAAGGCCGATGGCAATCGTGAAAGCTTCGAGGAAGCCATGCTCCGGACGGTGGACGACATTGCGGCCATTGGCAAGTTCACCCCCGAGGAGTACCGGCTGGTACGTGAGCAAGCCCTGGCCCAACATTCGTTCCCGTCCGGCCGCGCCTTCTGGGTGGCTGGCACTGAGTGGGGGAAGCGCCCTGAGAACTTCTCCGGCTACTACAACTGCACCAGCACTCACATCTCCGACCTGGAGGCGTTCGGCCTGCTGGTTGACCTGGCAATGCAGGGCTCGGGTACCGGCGCTGTGCTCGAGTCTGGCGTTGTTGACCAGCTCCCGGCCGTCCGCACCGAGATCAACATCGAGCGGATCCTGCCGATTGGTGATGAGCCAGGCAACGCCGACACCCAGATGCTCTACGACGAGCGGGGCGCCATCATCATCGTGGGTGACAGCCGCAAAGGTTGGGTCGACGCCTACATGGCACTGATCCGCATTGCCTTCTACTCCCTCCGCAGCAAGATCAACGTCACGATCGACCTCAGCCAGATTCGCCCTGCCGGGGAGAAGCTTAAGGGCTTCGGCGGCACGTCCAACCCGATCAAGCTGGGGGACATGTTCACCAAGGTCGCAGCCCTGCTGAACGGCGCCGCGGGGCGCAAGCTGACCACCGTCGAGGCGTGCCTGCTGATCGACGAAGCCGCCACCTGCATCGTGGCCGGCAACATCCGACGCAGCGCCGGCATGCGCCAGTTCTCCCAGGATGACCAGGAAGCGGCAACCGCCAAGCTTGGCCTATACACCCAGGATGAAGCCGGCAACTGGCGCGTGGATCCCAAGAAGGAGGCCCTGCGCATGGCCAACCACACTCGGTGCTACCACACCAAGCCCTCGTACCAGGAGATCGAGGACGCCGTGCGTCTGCAGTTCCAGAGCGGTGAAGGTGCCATCCAGTACGTGCCCGAGGCGGTCGCTCGAGCCAACGCGGACCTACTGAACACCCCGGAGCGGAAGGCGGAGTTCCTGCGCCTCTACACCGAGTCGGACACCGGCCGCGGCAACGCCTCCCAGCTATTACTCAGCCTGGCCGAGGAGAAGGGGATCTTCCTTGGCGCCCGTGAGCTCCAGCACCGCATGGACCGCTATGGCCTCAATCCCTGCGGTGAGATCATCGGTCGCGACTTCCACTGCAACCTGGCCGAGGTGCATCTCAACACCATCGATCCCAGCGATTACAAAGCCCTGTTCGATGCGTTCTACGCCGCCGGCCTCCAGGTTGCAGCCCTGCTGCAGCACGAGTTCGTGCATGAGCGGTACCAGTACAGCCGTGACATCGATCCCATTGTTGGGGTGAGCTTCACCGGCCTGTTCGACTTCTTCGTCCACGCCTTCGGGTCAGACTGGCTCGAGTGGATGATGCAGGGACGCCCGGACACCCTGAAGGGCGCCTACTTCGAGGGCGCCGAGGCTGAGTACCTGCTGCGGTTCCGGGAAGCGGCCCACGAGGGCGTGGTCAAGTACTGTGCCACGCATGGACTGCGGACTCCCAACCGGATCACAACCGTGCAGCCCGCCGGCACCAAGAGCCTGCTCACAGGCGCCTCCAGCGGCTGGCACCCGCCCAAGGCCCAGCGCTTCATCCGTCGCATCACACTGGGCGTCAAGGACCCCCTGGTGCCCGCTCTGCTCGAGTCTGGCTTCAATGTCATCCCCGCCCAGAGCGCACGCGACGAGCACGGCAACCTGTTGGACGACATCACCGACCCTCGGGTGCAGGAAGTGCTGGTCGAGATCCCGACGGCCGTTTCCTGGGCCGATCTGCCTGGTTGCGACCAGTACGACCTGAGCAAGCTGCCGGCCGCCGCCCAGTGGGGCCTGTACATGCAGGTGCAGGTGTACTACACGGATCACAACACTTCCGCAACCATCGAGCTGCGTGAGGAGGAGATCCCGGTGCTGGCCAAGCTGATCTACGACAACATCCAAGAGGATGGTGGCTACATCTCGGCCGCCCTGCTGGCCCGTTTCGATGCCAACGAGACGTTCCCCCGCCTGCCCTTCGAGCCGATCTCGAAGAAGCAGTACGACCTGCAGATCCTGCCACGCAAGATCGTCGCCGAGACCGACGACCGCTCACTGCTTGAGATTCTGAACAAGTACGACAGCAGTGAGTGGACATTGGACTCCATCGACGGATGTACCAATGCTGCCTGCATTGCCAAGGCGGAGAAGGAAGAGCGGGAGGGCAAAGCCTGATGGAGGAACTGGACAAGGCCCTGGAGGACTTCAGGGCCAAGTTCAGCCTTTACTCAATGAAGGTTGAACGAAAGTATCGCACCCTGGGCGATATGGACTATGATATGGTCGGTGCTGCCTGGAACAAGTACCTCCGCCTACGCAAACAACTCAAGGGATTCTGATGGCTACCATTGTCGACTTTCAGATCAGGGAGCTCGCTCGCACCAGGGGGCTCGTTGAGCCCTACGAGCCCGCCCAGCAAAACCCCGCCAGTTACGACGTCCGTCTTGGTGGGACCATCCTAGTGGAACAGCGTGCCAGCGCGCCTGGTGGCGCTGAATGGCGGACTGTGGACATCTCGGAGGAGGAGTACCTTCTCCAGCCTGGGGAGTTCGTCCTCGCTCACACCAAGGAGTTTGTCCGTGTTCCCGTTGAGCTGGAGTGTATCTTCCAGCTTAAGAGCAGCCGCGGCAGGGAAGGGTATGAGCATGCTCTCGCTGGGTACATCGATCCCGGATTCCATGGCCAGGTCACCCTGGAGCTCACCAACCTACGCCGGTACAAGGCCCTGCCGCTCAAGGCGGGTCTGCTGATCGGACAGCTGCGTTTCTCTCGGGTGGACGAGGTTCCTCACCGTCCCTACAGCCTCACTGGGAGATACAATAACGACAAGGGAGTCCAGGCCAGCAAAGGCTGACGGAAACCTACTTAATGAACGGTGGCGTGATGCGCCGGTCATACCAACCACTTTGGCGCGACGCCACCATTCGCTGAGAAAGCAATGCAAGGAATCGATCACCCGACAAACGACCCGACCTTGGTGTCGTTTCATCGCCCCGAACTTGTTCGTCTGCTCCCGCAGCTCGAGAAGGCTTACGACTGCTGGACACTCCTGAACGCCGATGGAGCGGGGGAGTCAAAGCAGAAGTATCTCCCCAAGGAGCCGGCAGAGCCCAGTGCCGCCTACCAGGCCCGCCTGGGTCGATCCACCTATGCTCCTATCTACCGTGATGCCATCAGGTCCTATGCCGGCCTGCTGAGTCGGTTCCATCTAATTGACGCTCCGAGCAGCCTCGAGGACAGCAAGACTAATGTTGACCTGCAAGGGTCCAGCATTCAGTCTTTCATGACCCAGATCGACGAGCTAGCCCTGCGGGATGGTGGCACCTATATCATGGTCGACATGATGCCAGATAGTGGGGCGAGCAACTTCTTTGATCAGCTCAACGATGGCCGCCATCCCTACCTGATCTCCGTCAACCGCGCCGATGTGATCAACTGGTCCGTGCGCTACGACAGGGGCCGCGAGTTCGTTGAGCACGCCACCGTGCGTCAATTGCGCTCGCTGCCATCTCCTGACGGCACGTACGGTTCCGTTGTAGAGCCCGTCTACTACGTGTTGCGTCCCGGCAAGGTTGAGGCATACCGACTTGTCAAGTCTGGCACCCGCCGCTGGGAAAACCAGTTGATCGACACGGTTGAGACGACTCTGCCAATTGTCCCGCTGGTGTGGTATGGCGCCACGACGAGCCGCTTCGCCCAGGGTGACATGCCCATGGAGGGCCTGGCCGAACTGAGCCTGCAGCACTTCCAGATGCGCTCCGACCTTGGTGAGCTCCTCCACAAGTGCGCAATGCCGGTCCCAGTGCGGAAAGGTGCTCCGATCGGCCCCGATGGCAAGCCTGCTCCCCTGGTGATTGGCCCCAACACGGCAATCGACCTGTCGGGTGAGTCTGGTTCCGACTTCAGCTTTGCCGAGCCTTCGGGTAAGAGCCTCGAGCGTCACCAGCAAGAGATCCGCCACGTCGAGGAGCTGATGGATCGCAGCTCTCTCAACTTCCTCTATGGCGCCAATGTCAAGACGGCGACTGAAGCCTCGCTGAGGGCCTCCCAGGTGGCTTCCAGCATCTCCTCCCTGATCCGGAACAAGACAGCCGCGTTCGGGGTGATCATGCGTCTCTGGGCTTGGTACGCAGGGGAGCAGGACCAGATCACCGTGGAGTCTGGCATCGCCATCAACGACTCGCTGATCAACAAACCCCTGGGCGCCTCCGAGATGGCCCAGTTGGTCAACCTGTACTCCCAGGGCCTGCTGTCGAAGCAAACCGTCCTGGATGAGCTGCAGCGTGGAGGCGTACTCGATCCAGACCTGGTGGTAGAGCAGGAGATCAGCCGAATCACCGAAGAACAACCCGCCCCGGCCGCGGCCCCACAGCCGACCCGCCAGGCGACTGACACCAGGCTCGCAGCCGAAAACGCACAGTAGTGTGAAGATTCACTTCATGCCCTGGGGACTCGCTCCCTGGGGCTTTTTCGTGCTATGATGACGGAGTCCTCAGAAGGAACACCTTATGCAACAGATCATCGCTCGCTTCCAGTTCCACCAAGACAGGGCCCCTGAGTTCTGCTGGCCCGGCACGAACTTCGCCGAGATGCGCTTTGACGATGTAGACGAGATCATCGAGCTCTGCCAGGAGTTCGAGGACGCCCTTGTCGATGTCATCGCCCTGGTCAACGGTCGAATCATCAGCCTCGCCACGCAACCCCTCAAATGACACAGTACGACTACTACATGGGTCTCCTTCAACAGGTCGCCCTCGGACTCTCCGTCCTGCTCGGACTGAGCGCCATAGGCTTTTCTGCCTACCTGGCCTACTACTGGATTCTCTGGACCCGTAAATGACTTCCCAAGTCCTCGCTCACGGGAAGAACCTGCGCAGCCCTGGCGGAAGCTTCTTCTACGAGGTGCAAGGCCCTTGCTGCCAGCTCTACGATCGGGAAGAGCTCCCCTGGCCATGCTCATCCTTGGCATGGCGTGGCAAGCAACCATCCTGGAACCGGGTCGGCAAGAGGTTCGTTCCCGATCTGGCTGCCTCGAGATGCCCCTCCTATTCCGTCGTCGCCCACGATGCCTGGGGGAACCAGTGGCAGCAGGTCTTGACCCTGTACCATGATCGACTCGAGGGCAGTCTGAGGAAGTCCTGGTATGCCAAGGTTCCCGCCGGCCACCCTTACCCCTTTTTCAGTTTCCCTGAAAAGTAACGAAGCATGAAAAAGCCGCTCCAGGTCACGTCTCCGCCGAACTGGCGTGATATATTTGAAAGACGGCCGGATCTCAAGCCACCAGGCTACGAGGAAACAGTCGCACTGATCCAATCCCAAAGAGGTACCAACCATGACACGCTCCAACCGCCAGCTGACCCAGTTCGCCGTTGACAAGCTTCACAGCTTCCTGAACGAGGGCAACGCCTTCCAGCCCGAACAGGCTGGGAACACCGCGGTCGCTCTCCTCGCAGACGGCGACATGAGCATCCTCCACTTCTCCCTCTTTGAGCAGGTGATCCTCGAGGTCTTCTTCGATGGCCAGCTCTGCTCTCACGTCGTCGTCCACGACGGCAACTTCTACGATGAGGAAGGCCGCCCCAGCCGCACCACTCGCGAGCGCCTCAACGGCCTCCTGGATGCACTGGGCGAGGAGTGCCTGATCCCGGAGCAGGTCCGAGTCCACCTGGACAAAGACAACCAGAAGGAATGCTACATCGGCCGTCGGGGTACTCGCCAGCGCTTTGGTAAGGACTTCCCTCCAGCCGTCATCCACTCCGATTCCGTTCGCCTCGTTTTCGACAAATGACCGACTTCGCTCAGCGCCACAACGACAAGATCATCCTCCTCAAGTTGGCTGCGGCTTATCCGCCAACTTCGTACGACAAGGTTATGCTGGGCGCACTGATGATGCGCTACAAAGACAACCCCGAGATGAACGAGGATGTCGAACTTGTAATTCGTGCTTACAGGCTCACACCCAAGGAACTGTTTCTGCAGTGTCGCGAGATTTGGGCCAGCGGTTTCCGCCCCGAGGATCTCGCCTCCTCCGGCAGTTCCTGGGATTCCACCACCAACGAGGCAAACTGATGAACAAACTACCCGACGGCTTCAGCTTCTACAAAACACGCGGCGGACTTGTCGCCGTCAAGGACGAGGCGGGAACTCCCCTTTTCTACTCAATCAGCGAAGAAAGAGCCCTGCAAGCCTTGCCATGCCTCGAGCGATTCGGTGGCGTTATCGTTAGTCGTTCTACCAAGGAGAAAGCCGTTGACCTCTGATCAAAGCCCCAACATGTTCCAGGTAGACCTGGAAGACCTGGACTTCGAGGAACTGCTTGCCAGCACGGATCGGTTCACTTTGGCGATCCTGAATATGATTTACACTCCTCGCCAGATCGAAAAGCTGGACGAGCAGGGTCTCGCCAGGGGAATTGCTTTTGAGACGTGCCATCGCTACATGGAGGCTATGCACGCATTGGCTCAGCGATTCGTTGAACTTGAGTCAGTCAAGTCTAGCCTGAACGGTCTCTTATGACGGTTTTCGGGGTACGGATTGTTCGGTCAAATCCCAGTCACACCAGGTACTCTTAAGGTGCAGAGATGACTCATTCAATGTACGACCTGCTTGATCTTCTTGGGCCTCGCATCTATGTTGTCAACGAGAAGCATTACAATGAACTTCTCGGAAAACGACGCAAGGAACGGCTTGCTCTGTTGGAAGCCGAACAGGTAGCCCTCGAGCAAAAACTCGAGAAGCTGAAGACGGAAATCTCCAGCTTGAAAGAGTAACCCAGGGGCTTCGGCCCCTATTTTTTTTGCCTTGAGCAGGTCGCCTTGAGCCGATCGGCAAGGAAGATCTTCTCGAATTGTGACAGAACCGGAGAACTGCTGATCACCCGTGCTGCGTCCTGGCACCAGATGACTGCAGGGACCGGAGGAGGGGGAGGTGCGTACATCGACGTCACGCTGCCCATAGGATGCCGCTTGACACCCCGAGACCGAGGGTCTATGATGAAGGGGTCCCAGAGAGGAACACCTCATGGCCAACCACCAGATCATCCGAGACCTCATCGAAGAGGCCGGCTCCCAGTTCGTCTCCGTCAACTTCATCAAGAAGGACGGTTCCGAGCGCCAGATCACCTTCAACCCTGCTGACCACAACGACGTCAAGGGCACTGGCACCCCGACGGCGGATCCCAACATCTTCCGCATCCGCGACATCAAGCTGGGCGCCTGGCGCTCGTTTGACGCCCGCCGCGTGGTCTGTGTTAGGATCAAAGGCCAGATCACCCGCTTCTACAAGGAGGACTGATGCAGTTCACTCGCCTTCCCTGGCCCGTCTACTTGTTCTCGGGCCCTGGCCCAGCCACTGTCTTCGGTCGGTTCTCCACCAAGAAAGAGGCTGAGGAGTTCTGCCGGGCCTGGCAACAGTACGACCCAGCCAACCTCTATGCCGTTCCCGAGGAGCCAGCATGACCCGCATCAAGAACAGCAACACCGATGGCCAGAACACCCCCGCCAACCTGATCTGGCAACTGAACAACCTGGAGGCCGCCATGCGCAAGCATGCCCCCGATTCCCCTGAGTTCCGCTACCTTGTGAAGGAACGTATCATTCTTCTCGCCAAACTGGAGGACGCACTGTGATCCATGATATTCTGCTCTACGGAGGTTCCATCACCATGGGACTCCTCTTCAGCACCATCGTCATCCTGCTCCAGAAGCTGGATGGCTCCACCCCACACCACTGAGGCTCTCTATGCGAACAACAGCGATTCAATGGCTCAACCGCTCCACCGGCTGCTGGCGTTCCGAGCGTCGGTACCTGTTCTCTCCCCAGGGACAGCCGGTGATCTACACCAC